GATTTATCCATACCAGTTTCACTTGGAAAACCGTGATGCATTTCAAATCCCTTTATCTCTAGGTGACCCATTGCAACTGTAGCCTTTGTCTTTTGCATTTTCTCAAGTGTACTTTTATAGTTCGTTGAATTAATCCAAGGCAGAAAAAATATAGGTATATCAAACTCAACAGTTTCTGCTTCTGAATATATCTTTATGTTCTCATAACGACCACCGATTAACTCATCAAGTGAATTTACTTCATTAGTATTCTTAAAGTATGTATCGTGATTACCCACTATCATATGCAAGTTTATGTCATTTGTCACAAAAGTTTCACAAAACTGTTCTCTGAAGTCTTTTGCAATTTTATATGATACAAACTTTCGTCTATCCATAACATCACCTAAATGAATACAAGTTTTAATGTTATGTTCTTTTAAATATGGAAAAAATATATCTTCATAGAATTTGAAGAAATAAGTGTTAAAATGTTCGTGGTCATTCCGAGCACCGAAATGAGTGTCAGTCACTAATGCAATTTTCATAATCTAATCTATAAAACCTTGTGCTTTTAAATACTGTCTGTTCTGTAAATGATGTTCTTGAATTTGTTGTTTGGATTGACCAGTATATTCTACTCCGATATTATGTTTTATCATATATTCAACAATACCCATATTTCTATCTTCTTGTCCATCATAGATTACAAAGTCACCAAGAACCCTACCAAACTTACCAGACTTATCTTTCTTTGTTCTTAAAACTTGTTTTGAACCCACTGGCAAGAATCCTTCCACACACTTTTTTGCGTACAGACCAGCTTTCTTTTCTTCCAAGTCTCTTGTTCTTGATTCTGGTGTGTCAATTCCATAGAGGCGTATTCGTTCATTATGAATCCAAGTACCGAAACCCAAATCAATATTGACATCAATAGTGTCGCCATCCACAATCTTGACAATTTCACATTTATATTCATACATTATTTCTTTCCATTTATATGTTTCCAAAGTTGTTCAACAAGGTCATCTTTTAGATATCTTCTATCTAATTCAATACCGTGTTTACGACCCAATGTTTCCAATTCTCTTTTAGTCATTGTTAAAAGTCTTGACTTCTTAATTGGTTTTGGTTTTGGTTTAAATAAATTTGTTATAAAACTAAACATTTTATCTCCTTTAACTTCTTATTTATTTAAGAATTTTACTAAATCATCATATCCACCTATCCAGTTATCATCTAACCAAATCTGTGGAACTGTTTTAAACCCTTGTTTTACTATATAATCTTTTGCATCATCATCTTCATCAATGTAAATTTTTTCAAAAGGTAAATCTTTTGTCTTCAATAAGTTTTCGGCCTTATCACAATATAAACATATTTTTGTACCATAAACTTTATACATTATTTTTCCTCATAAAAGTTTTCTAAACTCTTCTTAGTTTCTTTTTTCTTAGAACTATTTGCTTTGTAAACTTCTTGACCATCTTGTGGTAACATATTCTTTTGTAAATAATCCATATACTGATTACCATAATTATTATCATCTAAAGGATTCTGGTCAAAAGTAGGCATCATATTCTTTTCTATAATTTTATGTTTAGTATGTGTTTGTTTTTTTTCTTTTTGAATTCTACGAATAAATGCATAATATATTATTTGTGTAAAATATGAAAATGGATTCTTTGATTTTTCTGGGTCAAAATTATTTACATATTGTAGACAGTTTTCTATACCATCACCTATCATCTCTTCTTTATATGAATAATTAATAAAATTAGGTCTAAATGATAAGTGTTGTGCAATCTTTAAAAAACACTCACCAATATAATCTGTTACTGGTGGAGTCTCTTCTCCTAAAGATTCTGCATCTTTTACTTTTTCTTTCCACTCTGTGATTGCCTCTAAGAATTGTTTATTGTTAACATAGTGTTGTTTCTTTGCAGCCAATATTATTTCCTTGTATTCATTACTTTATCATATTTTATTTTATTGTCAACCATATAAAAAAATAAATTACCTATTGACAAAATATTTTTGGGTGTTATACTTGTTCTTGTATTGATTGAAATTAGTGTTTAGTTTCATCATAATCATAAGGTACATTTTGATATTCATCAATTAATTCTTCCATATCGGATTCTTCTAATGTAGTTCTCTGTTCTTTGACTTCAATATTGTCGTCATTTACTTTTAATTCATCACCGTCTTTATTTTTATATCGTTCAGCATCATCATATCTTTTTAATATATATTCATAATATTTACATAACCCAATGTTCACTTCATAATGTAGAACGACTTGGTTTTTTTCTATTGCAAATACTTTATCTTTAGTAAATGTAGCCCACTTACGAAGTGCAAGATTTTCTTCATATTTACCATCTTTTCCCATAGTATTTACCGTACACATCTTCATAGGATATCCTACTTTAAAATATCCATTTTCAGTATTGTGTAACTTACAAATGATTTCATCACCATTTGATAGTTTCATTATTCGGTAACTACTCATTCCACAACCTTAACTTTTTATCCATTGGTTTCCATTCAACTGGGGGTTCATCTAACTTAGCTCTATTTAAATTTACATTTTCCCAGAAGTGTTCAAAAACCTCTTCTTTTGTTTCCATAATGTTAAATTCAAATTCTTCATACATCTTATCAATTCTTTTTTTTATCTTTTCTTTGTTATACTCAATCTTTCTTTTATAGTCATACATTTCTTTAAATTTTTCATAATCCTTTTCTTCTATCATAATTTTATCCTATGTATTGTATAATCAAATTGTTCTTCGTTGTATATATTTATTCTTTCCATAAAATGACGAAGTGTAAAGTTCTGTCTGTTTTTATAAGAGAAGTCATCTGCTATGTCAAATAATTTACACTCTGTTTTATTATCACCTAATCTCAAACCTCTACCAATAGATTGTAAAACTCTAATCTTACTTTTAGAAGGTGATGAGAAAATTATGTTATGTAAGTTCTTAATGTTAATACCAGTAGAGAAAGTACCATATGATGCAACAATAATTGCATCTTTAGATTTTTCAGTTATAGCTCTAATCTTTTCTCTAGTCAATGCATCAACACCACCACTTACAAAAAAAACTTTTCTGTCTTTGTAAGTATTTGTTATCAAATCATATAAAGGTTTTCCGTGTTTCTCTACAAATTGATACAACACTAATGTATTACCTTTAAGTGGACTAACTAATTTATTTACAAAATTTAATCTTCTTTTATCATTAACAATATAATCTATCTCATCTGCATATTTTAAATCTTTTACAATCTTACAATCATTTTCACTATATCCTAAAATTAAACTATCTATTTTAAGATTAGATAATGTTTTCTTTTCTATCAATTCTTTTGTAGATATAACTTTGTTTGTAGTACCAAATAAACCCTCTAAGACTAATTTATGAGTTTGTAAATCATCTAATGTACCAGTAAGTCCGAAACGATACTTACATAAATGTAGTTTAGTCATTATAGATGTAAGTGATTTTGCTTTAAATAGATGAGCCTCATCACCTATAACACAACCAAACTGTTCAAAATATTTTTTAGGAAACTTATGTAAAGATTGCCAAGTAGATATCACAACATCTTTTTCTATCTTTTTACTATGACCAGAATATACTTTTTGAATATATGATTCTAACCAACCATAGTCTAAAAAATCACTAGACATTTGTTCTACTAAACTTGTTGTAGGTACGAGTATCAATGTTTTAAGATTCTTTGAATGACACCATCTAGTTAGACCATAAATGATTAACGATTTACCAGATGCAGTAGGACAAACAAAAAGACCACGACATTTTCTGGCACCATAAAGAATACTAGAAATCTGATAATCACGAGCTTTGTATGGAATTTTAAGGTGTTTAATAAATGACTTAATAGTTGATTCATCAATGTCCTCTGGTCTTGTATTGAAATCTAATTCGTATCTAATGTCATTTCGTTTACAGAACTCTCTGATGTATGGTAACAATCCCAAATAGATTTGTCCAGTAGCAACTGAGAATAATCGTATTTTTCCATCCCATACTTTGTTTCTATAACTGGGCATAAATCTTGCACCAGGCACTTCAAAGGTAAAATACTCTGAGAGTTCTCTTGCAAT